CTGTCAGCATTTTACCTCATTTGTAAAGAAATGTTTATTAATTGCTAAACTTTTCCTTTACTTTTGTTTAGTAATAGTATATTATCATTATATCAGTAAATCATTATACTACTATACATCAAGCGGACTAATTTTAAAATAGTCAACAGGTTGTATGGTTATGGGAAATGAGGAGCAATGGACAAATTACAGGTTATTCTTGAAAAGGAATTAAAAAGGGATTTTAAACTCGCCACGATTAAACAGGGCGAGGAAATGTCCTCGGTAATAAGAAATTTTATTACCGATTATGTTAAGAAGTACGCATAAGTCAAAAAAGAAATGGTTAGTAAACGGAAAGTAAAGCCGAGAATGTAGGCTTAATTGGAGTGCAAAAATGGCAGAAAAACTGGTTTTTGAAAAGAAAATTGACGGGATAAATGTCAGATGTGTAATTGACGACATTCAATATTCGCCCGAACAGGAAATCGCACTTTGGAAAGATTTGATAAGGGCGGTCAGTTCCGCAATAGAAAAATAGGAGTATAAAAATGACTTACACAATGGAAGAACTTTACGGAGCGATACAGGAAGTCGGAAGAGAAATCAGCTACCGAAAATATTGTTATCCGAAATGGGTTGCAAACGGCAAACTCGACAAGAACAAAGCAGACAAACAATTAAACAATATGCGGAAAGCATATGAAATATTAAAGGAGTTATACGGCAATGGGAATATTTAAGAAGAAAAAAAGATTACAGACAATAAAAGCAAATACTTTATACAGTATTGCAAAAGATGTTTTCAGGGAGCAGGAAACGGAATCAATCGACATTCCGTATTTTTTAAAGGCATATAACTACACAACAAATGTAATTAAAAGCGGTTTGCTTGATGAAAAACTCGAACTTTGCGGAAAGAAAGGATTATAAAAATGAATGAAATTGTTGATGTTATTGAAGAAAATTTACCCGTTTCGGCGGCAAACAAAAACGAAATTTTGAAAATTAATTCAGGGGTTTTTGAATTACCTGACCCTGCGGAAGTTGCACGCAGAGCAGAACAGAGTAAAAAAATGCTTGTTGCAACTTATAAGGTATTGTCTTATTCCAACATTACACTGTTTGGCGATAGCGTGTATGTTGATGCAGACGGTTCAAAAAAGATTGCCAATTTATTCGGGTTAATAATTCGTCAGAACGAGGCAGGCGGACGGATAGATTACCAAAAGGAAATAATTGACGAAAAGACAAATCATTATGTAATTCATATTACAGGACGGGTTTGGCATCATTTAAGCCCTGAAAATTATGAAGTTTATGAGGGGACGGCGGATTCTTTCGACGATTGGTACAGACAATATCAAATTGTTGAAGAAAGAGAAATCGACGGAAAAACGAAAAAAGTCGTTGTTTCTGCTCAAACTCTGCCTATTGCACTTGTGCAAAAAAAAGCAACTGCAAATTTATTGCAAATTTGTGTGAAGAAAAAATTAGGGCTTAAGTTTAACATTGAAGAATTGCAGAATGCCGGCTTTGAAATTTCAAAAATAAAAGGCTTTAATTACAATTCGGGCAAAGGTGCAGATACGCAGGAACTCGCAGACAAGAAAAAAATTATATGGGAGCAGATTGTTGATTTGTGCCACGGCAATGTGGAGCTTGCGAAAAAGACATTGCAGACACATACAAAATACGGTGATTTTACGGGGCATACCGATATTAACAAGGTTTCGGAAAAACAACTCGGCTTTTTATCCTCAAAAATCGAAAAAGCACTAAAAGAACAGGCGAAAGCAATGGGGGAGGAAAACAATGCTGACTGATTTTGTTCCGAAAGAGGAGTTTGTCGCAAGGGAAATTGATTATCCCGATATTGCGGAAAAAATTAGGAAAAAAATTATTTCCGAAAGAAGCAAGAAAATTGCCTGTAATAGTGTCTGGGCTTCGGAGTGCGGACACGATTGTTTGCGATATTTGGTATATCAGCAATGCGATTGGGAAAAAGCAAAACCTGCCGAAGATAAATTACTTTTCGTTTTCAACGAGGGTAATTCACAAGAGGACCAACTACTTTTGGATTTGCAAAAAGCAGGCATAAAAATCAAAGATTTACAAATTCATATAAGTATTTCAGAGGCAAATATCACAGGAAAACTTGATTGTGTTGTTTTGGAAGAAGATGACAAAGGAACCCCCGCATATTTACCCTGCGAAATCAAATCAATGTCGCCGAATGTGTATGATTCCGTAAATACCGTTGCCGATTTTGAGAAATACCCGTGGACACGCAAATATTATGCGCAAATTCAATGCTATTTAAAGAATGATTCAGGATTTTATCCGTACGGTTATTTTTTGGCAAAAAACAAATCGTCGGGTGAAATAAAGATAATTAAGGATTTTGACGGCTCAAATACAATTAAATTTAATGAAAAATATTGGAATGAACTTGTTAAAAGAGCAAAAATCGTTAATAAGTCCGTATTTGTCAACAAACAAATAAAAATGCAGATTGCGGAACTTGAAAATCGTTTAAAAGAAATTTCGGACGAAAAAGAAAAAGACGAAATTCAAAATGAAATAGCCGATTTAACCGCACAATACAATTATCCGGAGAGGATAAAATACGACATAAAGGTTTGTAAGGGTTGTAAATACGAGCATATTTGCATTTCCGATTTATCGCTTGCAATAGGGAATCTTATCGAAAATGAAAGCATAAAAGAGGCGATAGAGGACTATGTAACAACAAAAGCGAATAAAGAGAACTATTCCGAGGCGGAAAAGGAATACAAAAAATCGCTTGCGACATTAAAAGAATTATTCCCGTTAGAAAACAGTATTTATATGTCTGACAAGTACATTGTCGAAACAAAAATAAGGAAATTAAAGGGTACGGAATATTTGGCATTCGATATAACACCGATTGCCGAAGATGAAAGGAGTAAAAAAAAATGAAAAACAAAGAAGAACAAATTTTAGAACAAATCGAAGAAACTACAGAAACAGTAACCGAAACGGCAGAGGAAACGGAACAAACCGAAGAAATTGCAGAAACACAAGATAATGACCCGTTTCACGATGAAGAATTTATGGACGATATAAAAGAAAAACCTTTGACCGCTGAAAAATACCAAAAGAAAAAAGAAAGTCTGCTTGCCGTTATGGATAATTGCAAAAAGATACTTGAAGATGATGAGGATTTATATTCTGCGGCATCTTCCGGAGTTCTTAAAATTCTCAAAGGGAAATTAAAAGATACCCTTAAAAACAATCTGGAAGAAGATTACGAGGACATAAAAGAACTCAAAGACGGTATAAAAGACCTTGAGGCTTTAAATATAACGACAAAAATTCTTTCAAACTCTCTTAACTCATATAACCTCGCTAAAAGCGATTTAAAAAGATATGAAAGAGAACTTGAGGACCTTGAAAATCAGGCAAGGCAACTGACAATATTTGATATTGCAGAAAATAACGAGGAAACCGAAGAAAAAGAACTTGAAACGGTTTAAGCCTCTCTGAAAAGTTCTTGTGTAGAGTAAAGTCGAGGCAATAGCCGAGCGTACTCGAAGTAGCGAAAGCAAAATTTGACGGCAACGAAGTGAAGTCAATGACTTGCTTTCGTGAAACAAGAACGAAATGAGTTCTTTGGAAATTAAGACGAAACGGCGGAAACTCCCCCGCCGTCAGAGGTAAAAACAAATGAAAAAAGTAAAACCGAAAGTAGAATCAGCTTTAAAGGTTGGATATGTGAGAATATACAGGACCTTAGAGGAGTGGCAATGGTACACTGATATACCGTGCAAAGTGTTATATCTGCACTGCATTATTCGTGCAAACCACACACCAAAAAAATGGTTAAATATGCCGATTTTAAAGGGTTCTTTTGTTACAAGTGTTCAAAACCTCAGTAATGATACTGGTTTGTCAGTTCAGCAGGTGCGGACTGCACTAAAAAAACTAAAATCAACAAACGAAATAACATACACATCAACAAACAAATATACGGTTATAAACGTTTGTAATTACTGCGATTGGCAGAGTGCAGAAAATGAAACTAACAAGCAGATTAACAAGCACATTAACAAACAAATAACAAACAAACAACAAACAAATAACAAACAAATAACAACAACTAATAATACAAATAATATAGAGAGAGAGAATAGGGAAAATTTTGAAATTCTTATCAAATATGCGGAACTCAAAAAGGTGGAAAGTCCTACGGCTTATGCTTTTAAGGTAATTAATCAAACTCCGGAAAAAGATTTGGAATTTGTTGTAAAAAATTTGCAGGAAGAAATAAAAAAAATTGAAGAAAAAAATGCAAAAAAAATAAAATTTGAGGAAGAAAAAAAAGCGGCAGTTTTTAAAAACGAAGAAATAAAAAGCATTTCCGAATATTCCGACAACGAAATTTTAAAAGTTTTAGACAACTTTGTAGAAGAAAAGTCTAAAAATCCGAAAATTTTTAAATCACCTGTCGTTAAGAATGCCGAAATTGAAGCAAAGAAACGAGGCTTGATAAAATGACGACATTATATTTTAAAGTAAAAGGCAGAATACAGGCAAAGCAGTCCGCAAAATTCAGGCAAATTGAAACAAAGAGCGGAAAGTCATTTATTCAGAGTTATCAGCCGTCAGCGGTTATTAAATATGCGGAGTGGGTTAAGTTATGTTTTATGCAGCAATATCCTGAGCATAACCCGAATGTTTTTAGCGGAAAAGAACTTTGCATTAAAACGGTTGCATTTTTTGAAATACCGAAAAGTAAAAGCAAGAAGTTTAAAGAACAGGCATTAAACGGTATTAAAAGACCGATAACCAAACCCGATACTGATAACATAGCAAAAAACATCAAAGACGCTTTGAACAAGATTGCATTTCCCGACGATAGTCAAATCGTTTTGGAAATAATCGAGAAAAGATATGCGGAAACTCCGAGAGTTGAAGTTTTTATAAAGGAGTATTCCAAATGAAATTTACCGAGTTGTTATTTATGCAGGTCCGGCGGTGGACGATTGCCGCAAAAGAATGCTACGACAGAGGGTGTATTTGTGACGGTTGTATCTATCGGGAAATTATGGAAACAAGATGTCAGATGAAATTATCGGTCAGAGAACTTGTTAAAAAGTTCGGAAAACCGCCTGATTATATCGAGCATTGCGGGAATGGAAGAACAATTTATCAATATGAGGACGAAGAAAAATGAATTATGAACTCCAAAGCATAATAAACGCCGAAAACGAAGCCGAAATCAATCGGCTCTACAAGGAAAACGAACGGCTAAAAGCTAAAAACAACAAACTCTGCAACGACTATTACGGAATAGTTGACCGGCTGGCAGATGTAGAAGAAGCGTATAATAGATTGAGGCTTAAAAATGGAAATTAAAGGCAAAGTTCATTGTTTCTTCGAGCAATCAGGTACTTTTAAGAACGAATTTATAAAAATGGGCATTCCGGCAGAAGATTATGATATACAAAATAACTTCGGACAGACAGACCACGTTATAGACTTATTTTCAGAAATTGATAATGCTTATGTAGGTAAAGCAAGTATTTTTGATGATATAACTCAAGATGATTTAATTATTGCATTTTATCCTTGTACTTATTTTGCTTGTGTTTCTCAAATTAATTTTAGTTTGAATAGTTTTATTTATCGCAAACTTAACGAATCTGAAAAAATTGAGGAAATTTTAAAAAGGTCTGATAAACGAAAAGAATATTACAACAGACTGATTAAATTTTGGGCAATTTGTATAAATAAAAACATAAGAATGATTTTTGAAAATCCGTGGAGTAAACAGACATACTTAAAAGCAAATTTTTTAAAACCTCCTGATGTAATAGACAATAATCGATTATTAAGAGGTGATTTCAGAATAAAACCTACGGCTTATTGGTATATCAATTGTAAACCTACATACGGTGAAAGTTATCAAAATGACAAAGAAAAGAAAATACATACACAATTAAAAAAGGGGAAAAACGGTTTGTGTTCTGAAGAACGTAGTATGATAAGTCCTGATTATGCCCGAAACTTTATTTGTGATTTTATTTTAGGGAAAAAACAAGATTGTATTATGCAACAGAGATTATTTTAGAAAGGATAAAAAATGCAGGACAGGTTTAAGTTTAGGGGATTAACAAAAGGCAAAGAACCTAATAAATGGATTTATGGAAGTTTATTATGGTATGCGGATGAACCTCAAATATGGGATGGAGAGGGTAATAATTACCTCGTCCGGTCGGAAACAGTCGGGCAATGCACAGGCTTAAAGGACAAGAACGGCAAACTAATTTATGAGGGGGATATTTTAAAAGGTAAAAAAGATATGATATGTTCTCCACGTTCATCAAGAACGGTTGACAAGGTTGGAGTTGTAGAAATCCCTCAAAATATGTTTGTTGCAAGTTGTCGAGATGTAAAAAATAATTGCACATTATTTTGTCAAAATGATTGGCATAAAACAGAAGTAATCGGCAACATATACGAGAACCCCGAACTGATAAGCGGTGCGGAATGAACCGTAATAACAATGAATTTTTATTCCGAGAAGATGGGGCACAAGTAATATTTCAGCAATTTGACGGAAATGTTATCATAAAAGGCTTTACTGATAAAGGTTGTTATAAATTTGAATACGAAGAATTCACAGAGGAGTGCGAAGAATGAGTTACATAATTAAAAATTGCCCCTGTTATGAATATGGTTTTTGCACAAGTCCTCGTATTAATGAGCAAGGTTGTAGAAACTGTACCGACTGTTTATTAAAGCAGATAGCGGATAAGTGTAAGAGGGCAAAGCAACTCGATTTACATTTTACACCGTCAGAAGTATTGAGTTTGATAGATATTGAGGGGTACGAAGAATGAGTTATACAATAAAAAATTTAATAATTGAAATACCTGAAATAGAAGATACAAAACATTGGATGAAACAACATTGTGATAGTCATATTGCATCGGGCAGGCTTTTGACACTTATAAATCAATCAAAGAGGAGGCATAAATGGCTAAATTAAAGGCTTATATTATTACAGATAAATGGTTTGGGAATTATACGGTTACATTTGCAGAAACAAGCGGACAAGCTAAGGCAAATGTTGTAAACTCTTGGGATTTTGATTGTGAGTTTATCTATTTAAGAGCAAAACGCGAAAAAGATTGGGATAAATACGCAGATTCTAAAAAAATCCCTGTTGCAGAGCTGTTAAAAAATTGTTGGTGGTTTGAATGTAAAGGATGCGGCAAGCAGATTACAGAAGACGATATTTTGAGCGGCGATGCAATAATAATTGACGAGGAACGCAACGACTTTGTACAAGGCGGTGTGATATGCAAAGAATGTGCAGAAATGGATGAGCTATGCTAACTTATGAGGTAACTATACCAAAAAAGGAAAGGGGAATAATGACAGACAAAATTAAACAATATATCTGTGAGGGGAAAAGCAGAAAAGAAATTGCAAAACTTTTAAACCGAAGCGTATCTGCAACAAACAAACGAATCTCAAAACTTTTTATGGAATACGGGGTTACGAACAGGGCGGAGCTTGTCAGAGAGTTGATTTTGGAAGATAAACAATAATACCCGGTTCGCTCGTTTTGTAAACTTTTTCTTAATAATTACACTTTTGTACACCACCCAAAACCGTGAAAAGTGTTATATTGATTAAAGAAGAAAGTCATTTTTGACTGACTTCAAAACAAGGGCGAAGTGTGTTTTTATAAGGGTTTTCGGGTGATTTTATCCTGTTGCGGTATGATTTTTAATACTGTCGGTGAAAGTTTTTATAAAATTGACCGATATAAAACCGCCCCGAATTACAGAATTTTCAATGATAAAAAAACCGCTGAAGAAATAATTTATATAGCTGTGTGCGAGAATTGCGGTCACCTGATAATTAAATACCGCCAGAGAATTAAGAATAAAGCAGGGAAAAAGAAACTCGGCAACACTCTTTATTTAAAAGGGAAAGAAGCAGACGAATTTTATTATAACAATTACGGTAAATTTATCGAATACCCGCTTGAAAGTCCTTATATAAATGAAAAGCATTCCAAAACGATTCCGTTTGTTTACGGAAAAGTAATTGACGGACATACACAACAACCTTTTTATCTTGACGATTCGGGAAATGCGGGTAACATAATTGAAATCCCCGTAACAAAAAGCAAAAAATGAAATCATACACAGATAAGGCAAAGAAGTTTTATCATTCGGGGAACTGGAAGAAAACCCAAAAAGCATACAAAAGTTTCCGCCACGGAATTTGTGAGAGGTGCGGAAAACCGAATGCCGAAATCGTACATCACAAAAAATATCTGAATGACGAAAGACTTAACAACCCCGATTATTCACTTAATTGGGAAAATCTCGAATTGTTGTGTATTGAATGCCATAATAAAGAACACTTTTTAAGATATTCGCCGACGGTTGAGGGTTTAAAATTTGACGAAAACGGAAATCTCAAAAGAACAGAAACGGGAAATTAAACGAATTGAAAAACTTTTAAGGGCGAATGCCGTTGACGAGAAAGTTTTAAAACTCAATCAGGAACTTATTTATCAAGCCGCATTTATGGGGCTTCAACTCAAAAAACTTTCAAAAGATATTGAAATTAACGGAGTTACGGAAGAATACAAGAACGGCGAGAATCAATACGGACGGAAAAAGTCGGCGAGTGCGGACGTTTACGGCACAATGATTAAAAGTTATATGACCGCCCAAAAGCAATTAAACGATTTAATTCCGAAAAATGATAATTCTTCCGAAAATGACGGATTTGCAGACTTTTTGAAATCGAATGAATAAAGAAAATGCAATTTTTGAATACTTTGAGGCGATAAAAACAGGCAAAGAAACGGTTTCAAAAAAGGTTGAAATCTTTTATAAGTACATAACGAAAGAACTCTCAAACAAAAAGAGCAAATATTATTTTTCGGATAAAAAAGCAAATCGGGCAATCGAATTTATTGAAAGATTTTGCAGACATTCAAAAGGTAAGTGGGCGAAACAACCGATAAAACTTGAATTATGGCAAAAAGCCTTTATAAGCTGCTTATTCGGGGTATTAAAAAAGTCGGATAATTTAAGGCGGTTTCAAAGAGCGATTTTATTTGTTGCCCGAAAAAACGGCAAATCTCTTTTAAGTTCCGCAATAGGCAATTATTGTTTTACCGCAGACGGCGAGGGCGGGGCGGAATGTTATTCCGTTGCGACACAAAGAGAACAGGCAAAAATTATATGGAACGAAAGCCGTTCAATGATTAAAAAGTCCGCCGCACTTTGCAAACGGGTTAAATGTTTAATCGGCGAAATGAAGTACGGGGACAACGTTTATAAGCCGCTTGCCTCTGACAGCAACAACCTTGACGGCTTAAATACTCACTTTGCGGGACTTGATGAAATCCACGCCTGGAAAGACCAAAACCTTTACGACGTTATTTTAAACAGTATATCCGCAAGAGAACAACCGATTATTTTAACAATTTCGACAATGGGAACGGTCAGAGAATCGGTTTTTGATGATATTTATTCCGAATGCGAAAGAATTTTAAACGGATATTTCGACAAAGACGGTTACAAAGATGATTCGGTTCTTCCGATAATTTATGAACTTGACAGCCGTTCCGAATGGACGGACTCAACGAAGTGGCGGAAAGCAAACCCGAATTTATGCGTTTCAAAAAAACTTTCATACCTCGAAAACGAAGTAAACAAAGCGAAAGCAGACAATAAAAAATTAAAAAACACCCTTTGCAAAGACTTCAATATCCGAGAAACTTCGATTGAAACGTGGCTGAATTTTGAAGAAATAGATAATACGGAAACTTTTGATATTTTTGACCTCAAACCCGATTATGCGATTTTGGGGGCGGACTTATCAAGAACGACCGATTTAACGAGTTGCGGTTTGTTTTTCGGCAAGAACATAAACGAAGAAATCAAATATTTCTATTATCCTATGTTTTGGCTACCCGAAGAACTTCTTGAAAAACACGTCAGAGAAGATAAAGTTCCTTACGATATATGGGAAAGGCAGGGTTATTTAAGGACCTGCCCCGGAAACAAAATCGACACCGATTGTATAACCGAGTGGTTAATTGAATTACACGACGGTTCAAAGGGGCTTGAAATTTATTACCCGTTCGGTGGTTACGACAGCTGGAGTGCGACGGAGTGGGTTAAACGGTTAAAGGAAAATTTCGGCGACTGTTTTGAGCCTGTTATTCAGGGTAAAAAAACTTTATCACTCCCGATGCAGCTACTCGGTGCGGAACTTTCCTCAAAGAAAATTAATTACGGAAACAACCCGATTCTTAAATGGAATCTGACGAACGTAAAAGCCGATATTGATAAAAACGGTAATATGCAACCTACAAAGGCACTCAACGCAAAGCAGAGAATTGACGGCTTTGCGGCAATGCTTAACGCTTACACCGTGTTTTTAAACCATAAAGAAGAATATTTGAATTTAATCTGATGAAAATAATTGAACAAATTAAAAATATTTTCAAACCCGATAAGGTCATAAACGGTGTAAAACTTTTTACGACGAACGGATATTCGGGCGGTTATTACTATGACGGAAACCTTTATAATTCCGACATTGTCCGCTCGTGCATAAAGCCGTTTTACCGTGCCGTCGGGAAACTCACTCCCAAACATTTAAAAAGAAACTCAAACGGCGAAATTACGGGTAAGACAGATTTATATATAACGGAACTTTTAAAGCGACCGAATCCGTATATGTCAATGCAGAATTTACTTGAAAAAACCGCAATAACTCTGCAGCTTAACGGAAACGCATTTATTCACATTATCCGAAACGAATACGGACTTGCAACGGCACTTTTCCCCGTGCCTGCAAGTTCCGTCCGCAAGGAGTACGACGAAAACGGCGAATTATTCCTTGAAATAAGGTGCAAAAATTCCGAAACTTACCTTTTAAGATATTCCGACATCATTCATTTACGGAAAGATTTTACGGACGACGACGATATTTTCGGGCAGTCACCCGCCGAAAGTCTTAAAAACTTAATGGAAATCGTTAAAACTTCCGACAGTTCCGTCGTCAATGCCGTTAAAAACGGCGGGGTTATCAAATGGCTTTTGAGTTTTTCACAAACTTTAAAACCGAAAGATTTAAAGGAAAGAGCGAAAGCATTTGAGAACGATTATTTAAAACAAATTGACGGCGATAATTCAATCGTTGCCGCACAGGATAACACACAAAAAGTCGAGCAGATAAAACCTAACGATTACGTTCCGAATGCAAGTTTGCAGGACAGAGCAAAAGACAGAATTTATTCGTTTTTCGGGGTGAATGAAAACATAATTAAATCAAAATTCACAGAGGACGAGTGGCAGGCATATTTTGAAAACGAAATTGAACCCGTTGCACAGCAATTTTCTGCGGAGTTTACAAATAAGATTTTCAGACCGTTTGAACTTTCAAAAAACGAAATTGTATTTGATACGACTTCACTCCAATTTGCAAGTATGACAAGCAAATTAAATCTTCTGCAAATGGTTGACAGAGGGGCATTGACCCCAAACGAGTGGCGGAAAGCCTTAAATCTTCCCCCGATAGAAAACGGCGATAAGGCAATAAGACGGCTTGACACGGCGGAAATAGTTAATAATTCATAATTCTGAATGCATAATGCTGAATTATTGTCATTGCGAGCGACAGCGTGGCAATCCAGCCAATTTTTTAATCAAAAAATAAGGGACCGCCTATGGGTATTTCGGCACAGTTCGGCAATAAAAAGGATAACCAATGAAATTTTTTGAAGTAAAAAACAAAACCGACAAATCTTTTGATTTGTATTTTTACGGTGATATTGTAAAGGACAGTCTTTATAAGTGGACGGACGAGGAAAAATGCCCGAAAGAAGTCAGCGAACTTTTAAACGAGGCAAACGGCAGAGATTTGAATATTTTTATTAACTCTGACGGCGGAAGTGTAACGGCGGGACTTGCGATTTATCATCAACTCAAAAGATACGAGGGCAACAAAACCGTTTATATTGACGGTTTGGGTGCAAGTATTGCGAGCGTTATTGCATTTGCGGGAGATAAATTGATAATGCCCGAAAATACTTATTTGATGATTCATAAACCGCACGGAGCGGTTCTCGGAAATGCTGACGATTGCAGACGTTATGCGGAGTTGTTAGACGGCATTGAAGAAACGATTTTGAACATTTACGAAGAACACGCAAAAGAGGGTGTTTCAAGAGAACAAATAAAAGAAATGCTAAAAGACGAAACGTGGCTTAACGGTAATCAGGCAGGCGAGATTTTTAACGTTGAGGTTACCGAAGAAAACAAAGCGGTTGCATATCTTGCGGACGAAAACAAATTGCCGCAGGAAGCCAAAAACGAATTAAGCAAAAAGCGACAAACAAATGAAACCGAATTATCAAAAGCGAAATTAAATTTATTACGACATAAGAAAATAGGAGTTACAAAATGAACCAGGAAGAATTTGAAAACAAAAGACAACAATTAGTCAGCGAGGCTGATGCGTTGCAAACCGCCGAAGAAATTAACGCAAAGATTGCGGAAATTGAGGCACTTGACAAAGCGTATGACGAAGAAATCAAAGCAAAAACGGCAAGAGAAAGGGTTAAAAATATGACAAATCCGTTTAAACAAAACGAAAAGCAAGATTTACAAAACAAAATCACCGTATCTTATGAAGATGTATTTGCAAAATACATTAAAGGTGAAGAATTAACAGCGGAAGAAAGAGATTGTTTCAAAGAAAACAATATCAGAAACTCTGCAACAACGACAAGCGGAAATTCCGCCGTTATTCCTCAAACACTCGCAAAAGAGATTATTAAGGAAATCGGCGAAACACACGCAGTATTGGGCGAAGTAAGAGAATTTCACGTTAAGGGTTATTTGTCACTTCCGAAAGGTTCAATGACCGCAAATGTTGCGTGGTATGATGAGGGCGATTCTGCGACAGATGCAAGCGTATCAACATCAAAAATAGACCTTTCCGCTTACGATTTAAAAACAAATATGCCCGTATCTTTCAGAATGAAAGAAATGGCAACTCCTGAATTTTTGGCATTCATAAAAGAGCAAATTGTTGAACAGGCAGGGGACAAACTCGCAAATGCAGTAATAAACGGTTTGGGTGTTCCGGGGGCATTAGACGTATTTAAGGCACAACCGACAGGTGTCGTAACAGCATTAGAAGCAGAATCAACCACACCGAGAGTTTTAACTTATAACGGCTCAACAACTTCCGCACAAATGGAAGAAAAAATAAGAAATATGCTCGCAAAAATTAAATCGGGTTACAAAGGAAAGAAATTCTACGCAAAAAATGCGGTAATATGGAACGTACTTGCAGGCATTAAAGACGGCGACGGCAAAAATTTATTTATTCCCGACCCGACAGGAAATTTCCCCGGAAGAATTTTCGGTGTTCCCGTAGTTGAAGAAGATGCAATCCCCGACAACGCAATTTTGCTCGGCGACTTCAAAAAAGGTTATGCAATCAACTTCAATAAAGATTTGACTTTGATGCAACAGGACAGAAACAAAGATGCTGAAACAGATTACACTTTGTACGGACTTGTTGACGGTAAACCCGTATTGACAGAGGCTTTTGTTTACTTAAAAAAATCGTAGTCCCCGAAGAAGTTACCCCTACACTCGCAGAACTTAAAGCCGTATGCGACAGATTAAATATTACATACGACGAACCTGCGACAAAGGCAACGGGGACAGTAACGGTAACAGGAACAGACACAATCCCGCAAGGCACAATATTTGAAACTTCGGGCGGTGTTCAGTTTGAAGTAACGGAAGCGGCAGAAATCGACACAAGCGGTGATGTCACCGTAACGGCGAAAGTTGCGGGAGTAAGCGGAAACGTTGAGGCGAATACAATTACTGTATTCCCCGAAACTTTGACGGGAGTAACCGCAATAACTAACGCAAGTGCTATTTCCGGCGGAGCAGATGCGGTCGTTGATACAACAACTACATTAACCGCTGACATTGCAGGCTTTACTTTCACCGAAAACGCAATTAAAAACTGTACTTTGGCAGAATTAAAGACAATATGCGACGTGCTTGAAATCACTTACGATTCAACCGCAACAAAAGCAGAATTAAGGGCTTTAATTCTCGCAGATTAAGGCTGTTTTTATCGGGTGCCGGGTTTTTCCCGGTACCTCATTAAAAGCAGATTAAGGATTTTGAAATGTCAATAACGGTCAGTGATTTAAAAGAATATTTCAGGGTAACGCACAATAACGACGATACTCTTTTAAGCAAACTGCTTGAAACGGCAAAATCACTCGCTTATGAGAAAACGGGCATAAGCTACAAAAGCGGCGATTATCTTTATGAGCAACTTTTGACATATTACGTTCAGCATTTTTACGACGACAGAGCGGCGTTTGTTGATAAGGAAACTGCCGAATTTCCCTACTCCATAACACATCTTGAAAAAACAATAACTTACAGAGGGGAAATTGAGCCGTCCGAAGAACAGACGGAACAGGTGCAACAGACACAACAGGTGCAAGAGGTGCAACAGACGGAAGAAATATAACAGATGTAACAGGTGAAACAGATATAACGGGTGAGAGAAGTATAACAGGTGAACAGAGGGCAATTCAGACATAAAATAGAAGTTTGGGAGCATTACGAAACCCAAAACACCGACGAACTCGGCGAAAAAATAAGAAGTACAAGAAAAATTGCTGAAACTTTCGCAAAAATAGAGAGCCGTATCGGTTCTTTACTTTCGGGCAACCGTCCCGCAGATACCGTCGTGCAAAAAACAACAATGAAAATGACGGTCCTTCTGAAAAATCTCACTCCGATTCTTCCGTCAGCGAATTTTATTAAATGGAACGGCACAAAATACGAAATTGACTACACCGTTGACACAGACGGAATGGGCTTAACTTTGGAAATTTTCACGCACGAAACGAGATAAAATGAGCGGTTTTTTATTTAACGAGCTTTCTGAATTTAAACAGGATTTAATGAGAGATATACAAACGCTTTTTCCGAAAGAAACCGACGAATTTATAAAACAAGAGGCGAAAGGACTTAAAAAAGAAGTTCAAAAAGTTGCAAACAAAAATGTCAAAAAGGGCGAGGCTCATTTCAAATATAACCGCAAAAAAGGCAAAAACGTTTCAACTAATTATCATAAATGCTTTAAAATCGGGAAAAAATACGTTCGTGGCGAAAGCAGATGTTTAAGAGTTTATAATTCTGCAAGGCACGCACATTTGATAGAATACGGACACGTTACGGCGAATAAATACGGAAAAAACGGATTTACTCTCGGCAAATTTGTTTTTAAAGAGGCTGAATTAAACTTTGAGAGCCAATTTAAAGATGATGCAGAAAAGTTTTTATATACGTATTTTGACAAAACTACAGCGTAATTTGTGTAGGGCACTCTGCCGTAGCCAAAAACATCCGGTGAATGTTTTTGGCAAGAGGGTGAGCGAAAGCGAACGCAGTCCCGAAGTAGCGGCGAAAAAGTGAATGACAGTTTTGCAAAAGCAAAACAGAATGAACGGCTTGAAGCCGTGAAACAAATTACAAGAGAGAAAGATAATGACGGCATTCTCAACGACAAAACTTTATAAGGCTTTACGGGACAAGCTGACGGCTTTATTTCCGAATAAAACCGTTCAGATAAAAGACGTCAAAAACATTGTAAAACCGTCGTTTTATCTTCGTTACGTGACGGGAGTAAAATCGGGCAGAGTATTAAAAGAGAATACGGAAAGTTTTGAGGTTATCTATTTTGCGGAAGACTTTAAACTTTTAGAACTTCTGCAGATTAAAGAAACTCTTGAAAGTCTGCTTGACGTCCCGATTCCCTGCGAGAACAAATTTATTGAAATTTCCGAAATGACAATAAATTTAAACGAGGACGAATATTATCTGCAGGCAAGTTTTGACATTGAAATTTCCGAAATAATAAATAAAACCGACAGTACGGATTTAATGCAAAGAATACGAATTGACGGTAATAATTACGATTGATAATTAAATTCCGCCTGTGGATTTTACACTGTATAAACAAAAGGAGCATAAAAATGACAGTAACCATTGATGACATTACGCCGACTATTGAGATTATTTTCAAAAAATTAGCGGCAAGTTTTATTAAAGTTCAGCCAAAAGGTCGTGTTTTGTACGTTGTTGCAGACAGTACAATTACACCCGATTACAAGGTAAATACTTATTCACCGTCTGACAGTCTTTCGGGGCTTTCAGCACAGTTAAAAGGCGACCTTGAAGATTTATTCGACGGCGGAGTTAAAAAAGTTATTCTTTTCACGACAAAAACCGACGTTGACGACGTTACAACGGCAATAAAAGCACAAAAATACGACTGGATATTTTCGGATATTTCTGCAGACCAGGCAAAAATTGCACAAATTGCAGTTGACCAGAAAAAATTTGCGGTTTGCTACGGTGTTGCAAAAGACAGCGGTTATGTAGTTAATTTTGTTACTCCGTCAGCAACTTTAGCCTCAAACGGCTCAACCGTTTCGGGTGTTCGTTTACTTCCTTATGCAGTAGGTGTAATTGCGGGCTGTCCTTACACAAAATCAATTCTTTACAAAGATTTGGTTAAGTATTCTGACGTTGAACTTCCGTCAACTTTGGCAGAGGGAACCTGTTTTTACAAGTATGATGATGATTTGGAATGTGTTAAGTTTGCTAACGGCTATAATTCAATGACAACAGTCGGAGCCGACCAAACCGAAGATATGAAAAAAATCACAATTCAGGAATGTATGAAAAGAGTTGATATTGATGTCAAAACCGCATTCAAGAAGTCTTATCAGGGTAAATACGAAAACACAAGAGTACATCAGCAATTATTCTACGATTCAATGAAATTCGGTTATTTCAGAGAACTTGCAAAACTCGGTGTACTTGACCCCTCTTATAACAACGACGTTGACACGGACGTTGAAGAACAAAGGGCAATGTGGCTTGCAAGCGGAAAATCGGAAGCGGCTGACTGGGACGAAAAAACCGTAAAAGACATGACTTTCGGCGATATGGTTATACCTCTTGCAGACGTTAAGTTTTTAGATGCTATGGAAAGTCTGAAAATGACTGTCCGTATGCAATAATTCATAATGCACAATTCATAATTCATAATTAAAAGGCTGGATTGCCACGCCGACTAGTCGGCTCGCAATGACAAAAATAGAAAGGCAACAAAATGACAATAGACAGTGAAAAAGTAATATCAGGGACTTACGGAACTTTGTATATAAACATTGACGGTGTTGATACCGAATTTGCAAACGTTTCAAAATTCACGGGCGAATGCGAGGGAGTTTATGAAACTTTTAGCAATGTTAATACAATGGGGGAGCAAAGAAAACTCGTCGGCTACAAAATTACGGGGGGTATGACACTCAACCGCATAACTTATGAGATACCGAAAACAATCTTTGCGAAATGGAAACAGGGACAAACACCTCAAATAAGACTTGTCGGCGAAAACAACGACCCGTCAGCAGATGACAAAGCAAGAGTTGTTTTTGAGGGTGTAACTTTTGATAAACTTGCACTCGTTGACTTTGAAGCAAAGAAAATTTCACAGGAAGAATACAATTTTGAGGCGGTGGACGCAGAGTATAGATAATTCATAATGCATAATGCATAATGCTGAATTGGGGGAAAAATGAGTAAAAAAGTAACGATTTCAGATATTTTGGAAAGAAAAAAGATAATAAAACCGCTTGAATTAAAGTTTTATTCCGAAACTCTCGGGGGCGAAATCGAGATAAAAAAAATCAACCCGGATAAAATATCAGAACTTGTAAACCAACAACAAAATATCGGGCAATACAGAGCATATCTGAAAATCATTTATGAAAGTTGCCCGCTTTTTCAGTCGAAAGAACTTCACTCGGAGTTTAAACCCGTTGAGCCGTTTGAAATAGTCGATTTGATATTTGAAACGAATTTAAACGAGATTTATTCACTCGGGAACAAAATACTTGAAATTTACGGCTTTTTGCCCCGCACGGACGTTGAAACCGTAAAAAAGCAATAGAAAAAGACGGCGAATTATACACGCTGTCTTTTTATTGCACAAAAGGTGCGGTAAAGTTAGAGCCGTCAGATTTTTTAACAGACGGAACAAGAGAATTTTTGCAGGCGAGTTTATTGCTAGAACTCGAACGGAAAAGGAAATTTAACGGTCAATGAGTAAGACAGTCGGCATAGTTTTAGCATTAGAAGATAAATGCAGTCCGAAATTAAAGCAGATTGCCGATAAAATCGGGGTTACGGAAAAAGAACTCAAAAGAGCAAACAAAACGATAACCGATTTTTCAAACAAACTCGGAAACGGGCTTGCAAATGCGGCAAAAGTTGCAGGAGCGGGAATGCTCGCAGTCGGTGCGGCAATAGGTGCCACCATTGCAAAAACCACCGAGCAGGGCGATAAAATCGACAAAATGAGCCAAAAAATGCAAATGTCAAGACAGACATTTCAGGAGCTCGACTACGTATTTTCTCAAAACGGTGCCGATATTTCCGTAATGCAAACAGGAATGAGTAAACTTGCCAAAACTATGGACGGTGCAAAATCGGGCGCAAAGGCAAGCGTTTTAACTTTTCAAAGACTCGGAATTTCGTTAAGCGATTCAAGTGGAAAAATGAAAACAACCGAAAATGTAATGTTTGAGGCTCTTGACAGACTTCAAAAAATGCCCGAGGGGGCAGAAAAGTCATCACTTGCAATGCAACTTTTCGGAAAATCAGCGACGGAACTTGCCCCTCTTTTAAACGGCAATGCAAAAAGCGTTTCGGAACTTCGCCAAAAGTTTCAGGATTTGGGAATGGGAATGTCTGACGAGGCAATAAATGCTTCTGTCAGATATAAAGATACAATGGATTCTTTAAACCGTTCTTTTCAAGGCATTATGTACTCTGTCGGAGCGGAATTTCTTCCGATTGTTCAAAGTGTTGCGGACAAAATTCAGGCAAATATGCCTCAAATAAAACAAGCAGTTATGCCCGTTATGCAGGGTATCGGCAATTTAATCAAATTTGTTGCAAATAACCTCAATATTTTAATTCCGCTTGTGACGGGGTGTGTAGGTGCGTTCGTTGCATTCAAAGTTATAAATAGTGCAATAGCAACAATTACAATGCTTAGAAACGTTATTGCGGCGGTCAACGTTGTTCAAGGGGTTTGGAATGCTTTAATGCTTGCAAATCCTATCGGCTTAATTGCGGTCGGTGTCGGTGCTTTAATCGGTGCAATTACTTTGCTTGTCGTTAATTGGGATAAAGTTACGGGAGCAGTTAAAAGAGCAATCGAAGCAGTTAAAAACTTTCTTCACATAAAACCGAAAAACGTAAAAGTTGAAACCGAAACAACCGAAAACAAAAAGGTTGACGGCTCGCACGCAAACGGACTGTCAAACGTTCCCTTTAACGGTTATATTGCCGAACTTCACAAGGGCGAAAGAGTTTTAACCGCAAACGAAAACAAAACTTACAACCAAACCACGACAAACACGAACACAAACAAACAGATTACCGTTAATTTTTACGGTGATATTATCGGTGATGATTCGTTCCTGCAAAAACTCGAAAACAAGTTTGCACAAAGACTGAAAGCGGAATTAGGGGCTTTATAATATGGGAATGCACATAACAATAACGGACAGAGCGGGGTTTTTTGTTTTTGTCATTCCGATTGTCCCCGAGAATATTGATATTACGACCGAAAACGACAATACCGATTTTCAGACGACAAGAAGATTTTTAAGAATATTCGGGAACAGAAAAAACAGGCGGGTTTCGTGGAGTTCGTTTTTCCCCGTAAACAAGCCCGATATTATGGTTGAACCGAACAGCGAGCAGGACGGAAATGTTATAAATAACTTTATCCGAAACAGACAAAATATTGACGAACCGATAAGAATTGTCATAACAAACGATAACAGGCGACCTGTTTTAAATATGCTTGCAACTATCGACAAATACTCATTCCGTGAGGACAAAACGAGAGATATTCAATACTCGATAGAATTAACCGAATTTGTTTTTTAATATTTCGGCAGTGTGTCGTAGTAGTCGGCAAGTGCTTGTTTTTCTTTTGGTATGAACGGGTAAATTATTGTTTCGGGGCGGTATTTTGAATTGAGAGAACCGGGTTCACCTTTTTTTACGCTGACATCTGCGAATTGTCCATATTGATTTATTACAAAATCACCTTGCGATTCTTTTGGTGCGGAACAATATTCATTAAGGTATTCTCTTGAATATTCTTTTAATAATTGTTCGGGGTATATTCCTTGTTTCCAATTATCACACCCGCTGCAAAATGACGGCAAACCGATAAAAAACAAAATTAAAATTACTAATAATTTCTTCATAAATACCTACGCTACGTTCTGTCTTGTAATTTGTTTCACAAAAAGCAGTTGTTCACTTCACTTCGTTGCCGTTCACTTTGCTTTTTGCTACTTCGGCGTTCCCTACGGTCAGCCTACACAAATTACGCTAATATCAGTATATCACCGTTTAAAAAGGTTTTAAAGTAGTGCTTGATTATTTTTTGACAATCGGAAATGAGAGAATCGACAATTTCGGCTCACTCACATGGAATGACGACATTGAAAGTTTTACGACCATTCTTAATTTTACTTCACAAATACCTTTAAACATAGGTCGGCAAATAGCTTTAAATAATGGTGATGAACAACTTTTAAGATGTATCATTACCGACAGAAATTATGACAGAAATTTAATTTTTTCTTATACGGCACACGATTTCGGGTTTTATCTTTCCCAAAATGAAATCGTAAGACAATGCAGAGGGAATATTGACACCGAAATAAGAAGAATTTTGGAAAGTGTTAATATACCCGTCGGAAGAATTGAAAATGTCAGAGGAACCGTAAAAAATATTTATAAAGATAAAACAGTAAAAGACGTTTTAACCGATTTATTAAACCTTGCAACAGGTCAGACAGGATTTAATTACACGGTTGACTGCAGGCTCGGTGAAGTAAATATCAGACCATATCGTCTGATTAACGATTTACAGGGCGATTTATCAAATGATATTCAGATAAATTCGGGGGACAACCTCGGAAACGTGACAATTACAAACAGTATGCAATCTATGAAAAACCGAATACTCGTTGTTACGGGGAATGAACAAAACACAAGAATTTCAGCAAGAGAATTTGACCAAACAAGCATTGAGCGGTTCGGACTTTTGCAGGAAATTATATCTGCGGATAACGAGCAGGGGAATTTTAATATTTTAGCCCGGACAAGACTCAGGGAAGCAAACAGGATAACAACGACAATTACTGTTGATTTGCTCGGTGATGACCGCATTCAAAAAGGTGTTTTGATTCCGATAGAAGATGAAAGAGTGAACATTAACGGCATTTACCTTGTGAGAACTTCCGAGCATAAAGTTGAAAACGGACAGCACACGGTACATTGCGAATTGGCACTTGAAGAATAATGAAAGACAATAAAGATTTTTTTAAATTTCTTGCAAAAGAAATAAAAAACCGTGATAACCCGAAAGATTTAAAAGAGGTTTGTTTTGGGTTTGTAACGGCACTTTCACCCGTAACAGTCACATCAAACGGCGGGGCATTTACATTCACAGAGGGTGACGACCTTTTTATTTCGGAACAATTTCGCCTGCGGTGTGAAATTGATAAAACAAACGCTTTGAGTTCCGACGTTCCGAATTTGCTTGACAGTGCAAAACAAATAACCGAAACTCATTCTTACACGGGTTCGCCCTGTGATATGCCGACGGCTATTGATAAACTCGCACAGGCGATAGAAAAAGTAAATACCGAACTTTTGAACCTTAAATGTGATTTAAAAATCGGCGATAAAGTTATCATTGCTCCGCTTGCGGATATGCACGGGGCTTACGTTTTAATAGATAAAGTGATATAAAAAAGGCTGGATTGCCACGGGCAAAGCCCTCGCAATGACAGAAAAATAAAATGTTTCCAAAAACAGACGAAATAAGCGAAATACAAGAGCAATTAAACAAAGAAACCGACAGAAATTTTTATAAAATACCGAAATATGATTTTAAAAATTGCAAAACGGTTCTTGAAAACGGGCAGATTACTTACGTTGAGGGCTACGAAGCCGTTAAACAATGGATAGAAAAATTTTGCCGTATTTTCACAAACAGAGTTGAAGTTTATAAAAATACAGGCTTTGGAACGAACGCAAACGAACTTTTCGAGAAAAAATATCTGAATAACGGTTACGAGGAAAGCGAATTTGAAAGGCAACTGAAAGAGGGCTTGCCCCTTTGCCCTGCAATTAAAGAAATAAATGACTTTAATATGACAAAAAAAGACACGGTTCTTGAAGCCGAATTTACCGCCGTGATGTATGACGGCACAAATGTAAAGGTTGAATTGAATGACATTAACGTATAAAAATGCGGAAGAAATAAGGGACGGTATTCTTGCCGAACTCCCCGACAAATACCAAAAAACAATCGGTACTGATTTTTGGGAGTGGGCTTATGCCGTCGGTAAAGCAAGTATCACCCTTTGGGATATGATAAAATATGTCTGTTCCTGGTCGGATTTGAGAAATTTAAACCTTGAAGATATGGCACGGCTCGTTTATCAACTCCGGGGAATCGTTCACAGAGAGGCGACAAAATCGACGGGAGTTTTAACCCTTACGGGTTCCGATACCGTGACGACAGGCGATATTTTCCAAACTCCCGACGGTTTGCAATTTAAGGCAACCGAAACAAAAGCAATTACAACCTCGGGAACCGTTAATGCGGAATGTCTGACGGGCGGAATAATCGGAAATGTCCCGATAAATCAAATAACGCAATTTATTACCTACAAAGGCAATTTTACCGCCGTAACAAATGCAACGGCATTTTCGGGCGGATATGAAGAAGAAACAAAAGACGAACTCTACGAGCGTTATATTGACGACGTTTCAAACCCCGTAACCTCGGGCAACGTATATCATTATAAAAAATGGGCTTTGGATATTGCAGGTGTCGGAAAAGTTAAAGTAAAACCGCTTTGGGACGGTGACAATACGGTCAAAGTTATTTTAACGGGCAACGACGGACTTCCTGCAAGTTCCTCGCTTGTAAATGCCGTTCAGGACTACATTGACCCTTACACACTCGATAACGGAAATAAAATCGGCTGGGGTTGCGGAAACGGACAAGCCCCTATCGGTGCATATTGCACGGTTGCGGCGGGGACGGCTAAAAATCTTACAATTACTCTGACCGCAACTTATGCGGCGGGTGCCGTTAAAGCCGACGTAGATGCGGAAATTGAAAGCAATATTAAAAGTTATCTGAAAGACGTTGCATTCACCGAAAACTACGTATCTTACGCAAAAATCGGGAATGCGATTATCGACACGGACGGACTTTTTGATTATTCAAATCTGACGGTAAACGGCGGAACATCAAATATTTCTCTTGTCGATTCCGACACAGATGCGGAAGTTCCCGTTTTAACCACATTAACAATCACAGAGGCGGTATAAAATGACAACCGATTTTGCGACTTACTGTTTAAAAGTCGTTTCAAAATTTCTAAAAAAAGATGTTTTATATCAGGATTTTTTTAATGCCGTAAATTCGGCACTTGCTGACCTTGAAAACGCAATTAACGAGTTAAAAGACGATTTTTTCTTTAACACTATGACACTTGAGGCGGTTGTTTTTATGGAAAAACTTTTAAAAATAACCCCTTTTCAGTCGCAGACTTTAGAAAACAGACAAGATGCAATTCGGGCAAAGTGGCGAAGTTCGGGGCATAATTCGATAATTTTAATACGAAATGTCTGCGAAAGCTGGAAACGGGGCGAAATTGAAGCTGATTTCATTAACGGGAAAATTCAGATTAAGTTCGTCGGCGAATACGGAATCCCTGACGATATGACCGCTCTTATAAACGCAATTAACGAAATTAAGCCCGCACATTTAGCGTACTTTATTATTTACAAATACCTTTTAATCAAAGATATTCACGAAGTTAAAACAATAAATCAAATGCAGACATTGACAATAAGACAATTTGCGAGAGGAGCGGATTTTGCGTAGTGCGGAGCGAAAGCGAAGACACGAAGTAGCAAAAACAAAAATTGACGGCAACGAAGTGAAGTCAATGGCTTGTTTTTGTGAAGCAATAATCCAAGACAAAAACGAATAACAAAGGAATAACTATGCCAAAGCAAACAACGAATTATAATTTTTACGAATACGACACGTCAACCGACGGCAATATGACTTTTAATATTGATGATGCACTAAACGATAACTTTGACAGCATTGATACCCTTATAAAAGACGTAAACGACAACAAACAAAATAATTTGGTTTCGGGAACGAACATAAAAACAATAAACTCTGGAAGTGTTTTGGGTTCGGGAAATATCGCCCTGCAAACCCCTCTTGTTTCAGGTGAAACAATTAAAACAATAAATGATGAATCTTTGCTCGGAAGCGGAAATTTGAAAATTTCTCACACTCCCGAATATTCCTTTAATTCAGGCAACATTGACAGCTCGGGCAACGCCGATTTAATAGATGCTACATTAAGTCAAGACACGGAGTATTCCGAAGCAGGTACTTACGCATTTGAGGTTCAAACGGCTGGCTACTATCCGATTGCGTTAGTCGGTGGCGGGGGAAAGGGGCGGAGTCATCCTGATATGTACGGGGGAGCGCATACGGCTTACGGCGGCTCGGGTGCTGCATTTGTCGGTGAAGTTTATCTCAATGTCGGAACACACAACATTACGGTCGGCGGCAAACACAGTGACGGAACTGTTGCAGGTGACAGTATTTTATATGATGAAAACGGAAACGTTTTAATTACCGCTCAGGCGGGCAGAAATGCGGGATATAATGCAGGTGGTGCGGTAAATGGTGCAGGCGGTATATTAACTATTGCAGACGGTGTTCTGAAACAAAATGTAACAGTTGAATTAAACGGCGGAACGGGCGCAAACGGGAGCAGATACAACGGTTACGGTCAGGGCGGTTACGGAACTGCGGACAAAGGTAGAAAAGGCGGTTATTTTTCAATCGTTCTGCCCTCGGCAACTTCAAACATTTCTTACAAAGTCGGCGGTTCTTATCCTGCCCTGACGGGAACACTTGCAGACGGAAAGCAATTCACTTTAAATGGTCTTAATTCAGACGACATAACAGGACTTGGGGACGGAACTTATATAAAATATGTAGGTTCTGACGGTTCTTCCGACCTTTTAAAAGCAAATTTAACCGTTGCGAAAACAGTTCCCTCAACACCTGCCGACAATGACGTCTGGATAAATAATTCCGTTGCACCTTTATCGGTTAAAAAATACGTTGCTCCGAATTATACGGTTTTTGGTACGCTTACTATAAGTGAAGAGGGAGTGGCAAGCGGGTTTA